AGGAAACAACATAACATCCACGGCGAGCACCATCACGGTTGCAAACTTATATCACATTGTATGTTCTAGCAGGGGAAACACAGTGTTTGCTGTGGATGTCTCCGGAGCACTAGTGTCCAACTCTGGAGTGGTAAGCAATCCCGTCGCCAATTTATACAACTCTAACTCTCTTTTCATAGGCCCTATATTGAATCTACAAACATCCCGGGAGGCAAATGGCATATACAAGTTTATTTCATGCAAAGCTGCAGATGGTGCTGTGGAACCATTTAGCGTCGATGGTAATGGTTCTGTTAATATCACTTCCACGAGTACTACAGGAAATGGCATCAGCTTATCCTCGTCCGCAGGAACCTCAACTGCAGGTCTCTATCACATATCAGCCACCACACGTGCCAACACCGTGTTTTCCGTGAGTGCCGGTGGATCAATTTTTGCCAATGTACTTCAAGACACCACCATTGCAAATTTATATGCATCTGGCGCGGGGGCTATCACAAATCCATTGTTGAATATACAGTCAGTCCGGAATTCAAGTGCCGCATTCAAATTTATTTCGTGCCAGTCTGGCGATGGCGCTACGGAACCCTTATACATCGACGGAACTGGGAGTATAAAATCCACGTGCGCTCAGACTGGTGCCGTCGAGGTTGCCAATCTTAATAGCACGAACACCCTATTCAGAGGAGCATTGTTAAAAGGATACATAGCTGCTGGTGGTTACTCGTCTCAGCAGTTCATTTCTTGTGCGAATGGTACCACTGGTAATGTGTTCAGAGTTCGCGGTGATGGTGCAGTGTTTGCCAATGTATACCTAACATCTGGTGCTGATTATGCCGAGTATTTCGAGTGGCAAGATGGAAACATTGGTGACGAGGATCGGAGAGCGAAGACGGTAGTACTCAACGATGGGGGTACAATAAGATTGTCAACCCCCACAGACGACCCTTACAGTGTCTTTGGCATTGTATCAATCACCCCAGGTTTTATAGGTGATGCAGCTGAGAATCATTGGGACAAAAAATACTTGAAGGATAAGTTTGGGTTGGCACTCAGCAATACAGTTTACTTTTTGTCAAATCTGTCTAATGAAAATGAACGTGTGCGATGTGCTCCAGATGCTGTTGTCCCGGAGGGATACAGTATCACGATTGAAGATGAACTGATATTGAATCCAAAGTTTAATCCCAATGTTCCGTATATCTCTCGTGAGAATCGCCCAGAATGGGATTTGATTGGTCTCACTGGTAAGCTCAGAGTGCTTCCAGATCAGATCGTCAACCCATCTTGGAACTTTATGAAGACCATCGAGACCTCTGACGGGGTCGTTCACGAATATCTCTTGTCCTCCGGTATAGGCTCAAGTGCTAGGGATGAGATTTCATCTCTGAAAAACGATATATTGGCGATAAAGGCTTCCTTGGGTTTGTAGCTTTGATTAAAAATATGATGTAATCTAAATATGGATACAGGCAAGGTAAATGCAAAAAAAAGAGCCGTGTTCAAGGACGAAAAAGGAAGGACATTTGTGAAACAAGGTGACAAGAAGGTGTATGTGAAGAAACTATTCACACCGGTTAGAGATGAGCCGGCCATCGTAAAAAGCCCAATGACCGATACTGGTAAAGTAGATGCCAAGAAACGCAAGGTGTTCAAGGACTCAAAGGGACGTACATACGTCAAGCCTGCGGACAAAAAGGTATTCGTGAAAAAGTTGTTTACACCAAAGGCAGTCACTCCTCCCGTTATTGTTACAAGCCCAGTGGCAGACACAGGAAAGCTCAATGCCAAGAAGCGCAAGGTGTTCACAGACACGAAAGGTCGCACGTACGTAAAACAAGATGACAAGAAAGTATATGTTAAAAAGCTGTTCACACCAAAGATTGTGCCAAAGTTTGTGCGGAAAGCCACCCCAAAGCATGCACCTATGCCAGTACCCTCCAGGCCAGCAGTTCGGACCAGAAAATCTGTGGCACCTAAGAAACTTTTAAAGATCCGCGAACCGTGGAAAGCTACACTTCCAGAACGATTCTTTTGCGCTTCTCAGGGTCTGCAGCAAAAAACAAACACATGTTGGTTCAATGCTGCACTTAATGGCATCGCGCTTTCGTCCACAACATCCGAGTTGTTGCTGAAGGATATGAAAAAGTTGGACAAACAACAGATCATCAAAATATCGGATATGAAGCTTGACGAATCATGTCCCAAGGAACTTTCGAAGCAGTTTGTATATGCATATGCTTTGAGAATCCATGAAGAATCCATGCAAAATAAAACAAGAAACGAGTCTCGCGAACTTGTGGAAAAGATGTTTACCCCTGGAAGACTTGCAAGCCCGGTCGTGCGGGGGGAGGCAGGGTATTATTCTCTCGATGCAGTGGCGCAGATCCTGTGGCGCGTGTTCCCTGACAAAAAGATGGTATCAGTCGGGACACTCGCACAAGCAAAGGCGGTTGCTAAAGATGTTTCATTTTTAATATTCGACACGGTTGTCCAGAGACCCAGCGATGTTCACTTACGTATCGGGGATTATCATCTTTCTCATCTGGTTTACATTGTGAGCCGTGAGGGCAGTTCCACATATCATGCTGTCTTGGCTTACATTTGCGACAAAGTCAAGAGTGTATATGATAGCAATAAGCGGTCAAAACTTGATATCGAGTGGAACCTCCTGAAGAATGGCAAGAAGATTTTAGAATATTCGGGAGCAAAAGCATTCCACGGGATTGCATATTGCCTCTACATTAAGAAATGATACAGTTGTCGCATAAAATAGGAAAAAAATAAAATGTTACGATATATGTCTGACCTATATTTTGGAACGTTGAATAGAGATATACCACACTGGGCGAGGAAGTATTACGCATCGGGGAATGACGTTGATATGGAATTTACAGCAACCCCAGAGTCGTGTCAAACTCAGTACGCGGATCCTAACGATGCTTGGTCTACTAAAAAATGCGAAGTGGTTGCTGATGCAAACCCAGCACTTAAATTGAGGAGTGCTTTTTGCAAAGTTTTAACCGATGAAGGAAATGGTGGGAGAGTGCCATATTGCAGCATTTGGCAGGACCAAAAAGGCCATGTTACATTTCCAGAGTATGGACCAGACTATCTACATTGCATAAAACCAGATGATGGTTATATAGATACAACTATCCCAGAATGTGCATTGGCATGCCAAGAAAACCCAAAACAACTAGGGTGTACAACATCCACATTGCCACCACCTATAGATAAGGTAAAAGTGAGGCAACAGTGTATAGATTTGAACTTTTGGCAACCAGAAGATCCAGGGTGTGAAAATGTTGCACGCAGTGAACCTGAGTTGAAACTTAGGCACAACATATGTACACATATGATACAGTCAGATTTTGACAATTTTGATCCAAATTTTGATCCGCCTACTGAAGCCTATCACTGGTGTGAGGTTAATGATACGAATGGAGTCGTATTCCCAGAATACCAACATTGTATTAAACCTGATGGGTTTATTGATGACACGCAAGCAGACTGTGCTCAAGTCTGTACTGGGAACCCGAATCATCCATTGTGCGCAAAAATGCCTCCACCTGCAATTATGTCCGTATCTGGGGAAACGGCCACAGTATCGTCGCTGAACTCGGTGACAGTGGCGTTCACCGATCCATGGACAAAACAGCTGGCAACTGCTTCATTTAAACAATCGAGTCTGGGTCTGAAACCAAAAGATGCAGTTACCTTGACTATGCAGAAAACGACTCCACGCAAATTAACTAATGTCGTCAAGAAGACTGTTCCTGCCGCAAACACTACCACAACTGGAAAAATAACCAAGGTGACATCGACAAGCTCTGTGACAGTATCGTACACTGATCCGTGGACCAAAAAGGTGGCAACATCAGTGTTTACAAAAGCAGGTCATGGATTGAAACTGAACGATGCAGTTACATTTACCATAAGCAATACTACTCCGCGAAAAATAACAAATGTTGTCAAGAAGACTGTTCCTGTTGCAAACACTACCATAGCTGGAAAAATAACCAAGGTATCATCGCCGAGCTCTGTGACGGTATCATACAATGACCCATTGACAAAAAAGGCGGTAACATCGGTGTTTACAAAAGCAGGTCATGGGTTGAAACTGAATGATGCAGTTACATTGACCATTAAAACCACAATAATTAATATTGCCAAGAAATGATCACTGCTTCCATCGTTTGCCACATGAGTGGCATTTTGCAAAAACTGTCATAGGCTCATCAGCTGACCGCGTTTGCATTTCGTAATAAGATACCTTACGACTCCTACATTTACTACATTGAAGCAAGCTGTCTGGCATTGATTCTGGGTCTGCACTTGATGCATCTGCATACCTGAGTGCCTTCTTTGCAGCACTTTCAAAAGCTTCCGTCCACTTATCTGGACAGAGTTCCCATGGTTTTGCAAAAACAAATGCCTTGATTGAGCACTCGCCAGTTTTCATCTGCTCTGTAAGATCGGGGCGCAGTCCGAGGTTGTATCGCACGCTCAAGATCTTCTGTGTGTATGCATTCCTGAACGCAAAGTTCTCCCAGTTCAGAGCTTGATCTTTCTTCTTGCAAAATTCTACCGCATGATTCCAACTCGCCTTTTCCAAAAAATTTGATGTCTTCATGTCGCCGACAACTGCATCTATCATACCTCTGGCTTTTTCCCGGATATGTGTTGGTTCTGACACAGGAACATATGTACTTTTCTGAACCATTATTACTGTGATTCAGAAGAATAAGTTTTGTTTACATTACACGTGTGTCGATATAGTTATTTGTGGCCAATGTTCAATGTTGGATCCCTGGCAGCTTGCATGGCTAGGTCATGCACATCGTGCCAATCATACACGGTGTCAAACTCTTGATATGTCCTGTTCATCCTGATAGAGATAATATGCAAGATGGGAGTGGAATCGATCAATCCCAACACATTTTCAACCGTTTGTCTGGTATCTGAAACTGGTGGAATGAGGGGCATTGGCTTTGGCCCATATGAAACAGGTTCCTCATCATATGATATCAGCGGAATATGATCACTGTAATTGTATGTTACGAGCCGAAGTCTACGGTAGCCCAGTTTCCGGTCGTCAGAAAGTGTGAAAGAGATTGTCATGGCTCTATTTGACTCCTTGTCTGCAAAATTCTTGTCAAGCAAAAATGTCCGAGCGATATCCTTTATGTCTGGCTGAAGTGATTGCAAGGCTTTATCATAGTTGTTCATTTGGTTATGAGATGTTATTACACATATGAAACACAGTGTGTCGATATACATTTCATGTATTTGTGCATTCGTTCATATAATTAAAATTAAAAATATGCCGTTATGTAAATGTCAAAGAAGTTGCCGCTGAGCGGTTCCGAAGAAACGTTCACCAACTTTGTGTATGGGTCTAAGACAGGTAAGAAGTCAAACAACTGCTATGCTTTCGCAATTGACTGGTTGGAGAACAAGAACAAGAAGCTCCAGCCAGGGGAACTGTCCAAGACTCTCAAACCAACCGATGACTTGACAAACCCAAAGACGCTGAAGGAGCGTGTGGTAGCCGATCTCGCAACCAAGAAAGACGGGGGGTACATCTCGAGCCCGTGTGTGAAATGCCGCGAAGGTTATTATAAGGTGATGGCATTTGTCGACCCTGGTAATGATTATCACTGGTATCGCCAAATGGGCACTGCGGTCGTGGATACCGACGGAAAGAACGCCAATACGCTTGCCAGGAACATGAACATTTCGAAGAATCAGATCAACCTCCCAGATGAATCAAACAAAGCGCTCGTGTCGAACAGCGGTCTCTGGGCGCACAAGCGTGGCCTCGCAGAACTCACCATCAAAGATTCAGCTGGAAAGTTCATCATTGATCCAAGGGCGGCAAATAGGAAATACGAAAACCTTGATTATACAAAGTATGTAGCTTCATTTTGTATCAACAAGGATTTTGGAAAGGGAGGGGATTTCTCCTGCGCGAACAAGAACAAGAACAAAAAGTAAATAACTTAACAAAAAAGCAGTCCATGTAAAAAAATGCAGTCTCTTCGCATCTCACACCCTCCTCCAATGACTTACCGTCGCCCCGTGACCCGGATCCGATCTGCCATCATTCCAGAACTTCAGATCCTTCTCAATACCTACGTTTGCCCTACCATCCACGAGTGTTCTGGAATTTTTATTGGATCCGAAGAACATCAAGAGACTGTCCTATCAAAGTTGCATGCAATTGTCAACCACTATGATATCGTACAATCCGAAAAGTATGTTATTCGCGCACTTCTTCTCGACAATGACAAACTCGCTATGTCGATTGCAGACGCGACTGATGCATATCACAAAAGCATTGAACATGTTCGGGAGGCAATCTCAAAGCTCCCTTCGATCCACACATTGCCAGAGGTCTAGGCAAAATCGTAAGTCTCGCCAAATGCCTCATCCTCATCATATGACATGCCGATACCTGCAATGTTGAGAGCGGACTTGTCCTCCTTGGGAATGATGCCACGTGCCTTGGCATCGGCCACTGCCTCCTCGGTGAAAAGAGCAGATTCAATGTCCTCATACATAGTGCGCATCTCCGTGAGCTTCTCGATCATCTCGGTCTCATACTTGTAAAGCTCGTGGTGCTCGGCGTACATCTCCTGGAGATACTTTGCATCGCCCTCGTTGAAGATATCATCGAAAGACTTCAGGAAGGTATCACCGGTGTAGCCACAGGGGATCTGGAGCCGGGTAAACTGGGTGTATGCAATATCATCGATCACAAGATCCATGGTATTGCGCAGGTTGCTCAGGTGAGCGTTGTTATAGATGGTGGTGGAGACCATGGTTGCTTTTGGGGGCTTTGGGCTTTGAGGCTTTGGAGCTTTGGTTGTTGGGGTAAAGAAAAAGAGAGCCAAGTGAGGTCTTTTATGCTCTGGGACACGCCGGGGTCAAATGACACTCGAATGTCATTTGACCATGGTAAAATCTAGTAAAATCTTATCTTGATTTTATTATGCTGACTGTGTACTCTCGAGTTGGTTGCAAGTATTGTACCCTGACCATTGAATTCCTGTTATCTCACAGAGATAGATTTAATGTGATTACATGCGAAGATTGTGCAGAACTGAAGGATATTCTTGCGACCAAGCATGGCATTCATGTTGATAAAGTCACATTTCCACAGATATTGGAAAATAATGTCCTCATCGGAGGATACACGGAATTGCGTTTGTATATAGAAGATAAGAATGACATTTTTGAGATAGATGACTGCTTTTGATCACTTGCAGACACATAGACGCATGTCTGCATCAATCAGGTTGTACTTCCGCGTGTGAAACATTGGGGTATAACACTTTTCCTCTGCAAACCCGGCGTGGTCATCGACAAGACTATCGACCGTCCACTGGTTGATAGGAACGCACTTGGCTGTCTTCACATTGAGGACCTTTGTCACGCCGCGTGCAAAGAAATAGATTTCGTTGAAATCCCCAGTCTTGATTGTCATGAACCCCTTCTTGGGGATTGTCTTGGGACGCACATTGCAATTCAGATAAGAATCCAAAGTCATCTGACCAACTAGAATGGGCTTTTGACAGTCATTGTAGATCTTGAAGTCTGCACTTGCCATCGCAACACATGTCAGGAGGAGGATTGTCTTGATCATCATATTGTTTTCTGAATTTTCAGTCACCGCCACGATTATATGAGGTGTAGAGTTACCTTGGTCAAATGATGATGAAGTATTGCATCTCCTCACGCGTCAGTGTAGATGTCCTCTTGAAGAATGAAACAACGCGGGAAAACATACCATAACAGTGTGAAACGTTTTTAATGTGGTCAATTGTCGATATAATATTTTGGTAAGTATATACACTATGTCTGACTGGAAGAGAATGTTCGGTTACAAGTCGACGGATACATACAAGAATGTTTACGGCCGCGCTTATACACAGATGAAGATGGCACAGAGTTTCAACAAATCATCAATCCCAAAGATCCAGAAGGCTCTTGCAGAGGCAAAGGTTTATTTCAATTCCAAGTCGAAGATTCCAAAGCGCTCCCCCATTTCACACACGGGTGGCAAGGTTTCAAACAAGAACCTCGGTGCATTTGTCAGGCGCGCTCGGGCGTAGGAAGACGCAGCCACGGACGAGGGTCCTCTTTCTTTTTGATCTTCTTAGGAAGCAGAACTTCTATCTTCTTTCTGGGAGCAACAAATTCCCTGTTGGCAAACTTTTCAAATGGATTTGTCTTCGGTATGGGAGCGGCAAAGTTTTCCTCAGGTTCCAGTTCTTGTTCCTCAGGTGCAGGGGGATTGTCGTTGAATTTTATATTGTATCCATTTTCAAGAGAGTCAAATTTATCGATAAATTGGTTCTCCCACCAGTCCAGATACACCACTGGGATGTTATCTTTCAGCACACTCATAACACATTCTTCATGCCCATACTTTGTAAATGCATTCTTCAGCTTAATACACCCCGACGATTGTCGGAGGTGTTCCTTGCCACGCTGAAATATTGTTCTCGATGTCTGACCAATGTACGACTTTCCATTCAGGAATAATATGCGATAGATCAATCCAGTCTTCACTGCTTTGATCTTCATCTGAGTATTCATAACATTTTTTGGGGCCAGAAACAACGAATCACATATCGGCACACCAACGTTAAAAGCATATCACATCGCTGACAAAAAAATGTCGTGTAAAAACACGTCCAGATTCAAGTGCATTATTTTTGGAGAAGCCCCCTGTGCGAGGTGCCGCAAAATCAACCAATTTGACAACTACCCCATTGTCGACCTCTGTCAACTTTCTAAAGGGCTGTGGC